TTTTAGACCTCTCTCGTCAACAAAACCCGCAATGCTGATCAAAGCATCTTCGAGTGATGTTTCGTTAAGGTCCGCATCAGTTGATGGCTCATTAGCAAAAGTACCACCAGTTATGATTGGATGTGCAGTTGAACATAATTCAACTCCGTCACCACCAGTAACTGTGCTATCAAAAGCATTGTTAAGAACAGCAGCTGCCTTAACTTGCTTTGTGTGCGCCATAGATCTTGCTAATGCACGAGTGTATCTTGAAGACAATCTGTCATACAAGTTGTCCTCTACTGCTTCTTCAGTGATTGAGAATGCCAAAGCAATTGTCTCATGGTTGTAACGAGCAGTGAATGATTCGTTTGCATCATCAAATGATACTCCAGAACCTTCTTGTTTCACTGGTGCTGCACCAAAACCTGAGAGCATTACTTCTTCTTCAAATGATCTATCTGAAGATTCAGTTGTAAAAATTTCCGCATGTTGGTTTTCATACCTTGCGAATTCCATACCAAAGAGAGCATTTAACCCTGGCTCTAATTCTTTGGCTAGTTGAGCTCTAGATATCGCCATAATTAAGCCTCCTTATGATATAGCTGCATCAGCATCTCCAACAGAACTGAAGAAGACATGATTGTTAATTTTTACGATATATTTTACACCTGCAGCAGTATGATCCTCATTCTCTACATCTTCTTGAATTCCAACAATCATCAAAGGATTTGATGGATCGGAATCTTCAGCAGTAGAGATATCTATCTGTGCAGTAGATATACCAGTTGTAGTATTTCCACTTGTAGCGTTTTCTATCTCAGCGGTTTTAAAGATATCAGCTTTTGCAGTTGCTCTGTCAGTATTAGTACCATCAGAACATATAACAAACCTTTGCATTGGATTGTCATATACGAAAGCTTTAATATCAAAATTTGTATCCGCTGAACCAGATCCTGGCCACGTGTTGGAAAATTTTAATTTCTTTGTAGTGTTATCAACGTATTCACACCCAGCAAAAACTCCTAAGATCTGCTTTGTATCACCAGTGGCGTTACCTAAGACTTGAACTGTGCCACCAGTTAACTCTGCTTGAACAGGAGAGCCTTGGAAAATAGCTGATGCATCACTAGCAATGAAATACTGATTTGTGCCACCTGGGAATGTACCCCCAATAGCATTAATCGGCTTCAATCCAAATTTTAAATCTGCATTTGCCATTTATAGCTCCTTATAAAATTATGAAAAGGAGTTATTCCTTTCCAAAAGTTACTTGACTACGCCTACTTTTCTCAATAGGCATCGAAGGATGTTGTTCCTTCATTAAGTCCTGATCTACGGCAGTCATTTGATTGCGGGTCTGATCCCGAAAGTATTCAGTTCTCTCGTCAACTGTCTCTTCAGGTATTCTAGCGAGCATTAACCCACCATTACCAATTACACCCTCATGTTTACCTTCCTCAACCGAAGCAAATTGTTGGTCTGGATATTCATCTGCTCTAACTGGTTCATAACCTTCTCTAAGTCTTTGATGAACGTTCATTTGATCGTCATCTCCTCTTAGATGAGTTCTAATCCAACGATGTTTAAATCCATCCTTTGGCTTCGGAGCATCCAACTTACTTGGTGGTGCCCATGGCTTTCTGCGTGTCGTCTTAGCACGTGTAGTATCTGATCGTGGAGTTGTTCTATCTGTCATGTTATATCCTACTCTTTTACATATTTAGCATATTCTTCTAGCGGAACATTCAGTCTTTTTGCCATTGCAACTTGTGATGGCGACAACTTCACAGTCCTGCGTCCCTTTGTATTACTGCGAGATGCGGTCTTATCAGCAGGGGCGACTCTGTTAACACCACTCGTTTCTTGTTGAAACTCTTCAGGAAATCTTGTCCTAATTCGTTTATCTAACTCAGAATAGTATTCATCACTTCCTAAGTCAAATCCTTCTTGTACTAATTTTTTATCTAAACCTAAAGCAAGGTACGTCATTTCCTCATTTTCACCAAACCAAGTGTTCTTTTCTGCCCACGCTTTTGCCTTTGGATCTGGTTCTTGTTGAATTGGTTGTTGAGGTTGTTGAACAGTTTGAGGTTGAGATGTTTCACGTGAAACATTCTGCTCTTGTCTTTCTTTAGCTATTCTATGTCTTTCTTGTTCTATAGTTACCTTAGCAATCGCTTGTTGTGCTTTAACGATTGCATCTGTGTCATTAACTTCAAGAGCTTTCTTCAATGCTTCAGAGGCAGAGGCAAGCTGAGATTCAATTCTTGTACCATACTCAGAAATATAACCTCTGTCTAAATTTTGTATTTGAGTTTGAAGTTTTTCGTTCTCAGATTTTAAAGTCTCTGCAAGTCTAACAGCCTCTTCTTTATCTCTTTGCTCTTTTCTATAACGATCAGTAATTTGATTTATTCTTGTTTGAACCTTTTTACTGTATTCTGTTACCTCATCCTCTTTTTTTTCTTCTTTAGTTTCAGTAACTTCTTCCTCTTTCTTATCTTTTTCCTCAAGATTAAGAGGAAGTTCTACTTCAACTGGTTTATCTTCAATTGTTTCACGTGAAACATTTTCTTCTTGTTTAACTTCATTTTTTTCTATAGTAGCCATAATATCTCCTTAAATGTGTTGAATGTCTTCTGGGTCAACGATTGTTGCTATGACTTCGTCATCGTTGATAATTCTTACCTCTCCGCCTTCTATTCTGAATCTTGATCCAGAGTATCGACCAATACAAATCCAATCACCTTCTTTACACCAAGGTTCTCCATCTCCAAATTTATCTTGATCTTTATATGCTAAAGGTCCAACTTTAAGGACATAGGCTACGACTGTAGCTAATGCTTCACGATCTCTAACTGCATCTGGTAGATGAATGCCACCATCTGTTTTTTCACGCCCCTTGTAAGGCATGACTAAGATTCTCCAACCAGTTGGTTGTGGAAGTCTTTCTTTAAGTTTTAAATCGTCTGTTTGGGGTTTATTTTTTTCTAATTGATTTTTTAGATACTCAGGTACGTATAATGTCTTCGTCATCTATTTTTCCTTCCAGCAAGGACTTAATTTGATCTTTAGTATATGAGAGTCCTTGTAACTCACCTACTAGCTGCTTGTACTGTTCATGGTTAGAAACAGCACCAGTTGTCAGCGTCAAGACGATGTCGTCTTCACGTTCTTTTAATCTTTTGTACAATTTTTGCGAAAAGTCAACTATATCCATAATTATTTCCAAAAATATTCATCTTGATCCCCTAATCTGTACTCAAACCCATTTTCGACTTGATATTCTACTGTGCTTACCTTGAAATCTGGTTGTTTAGGTTTTTTAGGTGTTAAAGAATTATCATAAACCCTCATCCTATTGTTAGGATACAAACAAAATTGACCATTATCTAATTTTAAAAGATTAAATGATTTATGTTCTGATGGTTCCTCACTAGTTGTATAATCTATCACATCAGCGTGTCCATGATAATTATCCAATGTACAAATGTAAGCTCCGTGAATTATACCATGATCTCTTGTCAATATTTCGTAATCCATAGATCCAATAAACTGTTTATGGCAGGCAATGACGTTATAATCCATGCAATTCCAAAATTGTAAATTAGCAAGATTCATATCAACCTTGGGTGTCTTTGGTTCCGATAAAAAAGCACTTATTGGTAGTTTATCATATAAAGCACCATATTCTGGTAAAAAAGTTTCAAAATAAAACGCTCTACCAGGTATAGATTTAGCAGTCACCCAAACACCTTTAACAAACTCACCATGACCATCTTGATGGTCTCTTAAATACTCTCTTCTAACATAAACACTTAAAGAAGGTAAGTTACATATAAGTTCCGACATGTATTAGTAAGTGCCACTAAACTTTGTGCCAGACATTGCTGCTCCAGTGCCTCTTTTTTGTTTTTCTGGAACTTTCATTGATATTTCAACAGTCTTGATCATGATGTCTCCACCACCACCATATTTCATTTTCTCATCGATTGAGCCACCACCCATCATGCCAACACCAAATTCTTTGGCTAAATCAGACTCTATTTCTCTTACTTTATCTTCATCACCAGCTTTTTTGGCATCTGAAAGCATTTCCATAAGTTGACCATATCTAGGATCTTTAAGATCACCACCTTCAGCTTTTTTAATGACACCTCTACCCATTAAAATATCCTTCATGGTTACTTCTCCGTCTCCGCTTAGGTCAGGAAACTTTCCTTGGCCGTCCTCTTTTCTTTTTTTCATTTTTTTTCTCTCCTTTTTTTGAGGGTTTCTTTTGCTTTTTTAGCAATTCTAGCTTGTTCATTTTTTCCTGCAACTTTGGCTCTTTGCTCCATGACTGTGAGGATTTGAATTTTACGAGCATAGGGTTTGCTAATTCTTTTAACTTTTGCAGCAGTTGCCCTAGCATCTGCCACAGTCGCATATTTAATTCTGACAGTGTCTTTAGGATTTTCATCTGTATATAACCTCCTACCAGTTCCTTTTGGTTTTTTACCAGTGCCGACTTTAGGATCTTTTCTTTTTCTTGCCATTCTTTACCAACTTTGACAAAATTTTTGATTGTTTAGCATGGGCATTAGACGCTTTTTTTAGCATTTTTGCTACTTTTTTTACTTTTTGTTTTCCGTTTTTTGTCAACACCTTTTATGACTCCTTTGTTTTTACTAGCATAAAATACTTCTTCTGCCTTTTTGCCATACTGCTTTTTCATGGCTTTCATTATTTTTTTGCCTTTACTTGTCAGTGGCATAAACTGTCCTCTCTATTGGCATAACACACATCGG